GAAAGGGAAGTGGATACTATTGGTGTGCAGCTGCGGTTGCTACTTGGTGGCAAGAAGCTGGATTGGAAACTCCAAGTGGTGGAGCAAGTTGTGATAATTGGATGAGTTGGGGAAAATCAAAAGGATATTGGTCATCAGAACCCAAGATAGGAGCTGCTATATTATATGGTAAGCCATCTGATGCACATCATATTGGTATTGTTGCAGCTGTAACTGCAAGTGGAGGAGTTATTTCAATAGAAGGAAACACAAGTGGTACTAAGCCAATTGAAAGAAACGGATGTGGTGTATTTCAAAAAGTTCCTCCTAGATATTTAGGATTTGTAATACCCCCATCATGTGTATAAGAACCATAAAATCAACAAAGATATATTTATACTAAGATAACAAGAATTAGAAATGAATAACAAACAATTAATTAAAGTAATAAAGGCACTCGTTGAAGTGGAAGTTGCTAAAAAGCAAACTCTATTTTTGTCTAAAACATTTCCTAAAATCTTAGAAGCTGAAGTTAGTAAAAGATTATTGGAAGTTACAAGTGCACCAAAAAAGGTATTAAAGAAAAAAGTACAAGATCCATTTGATATGGCAAATGAAGCTCTTCGAGTAGAACAATCAGCAACGGTTGTGCCAATACAAGAAAACATACAAGCACCACAGAGAACATTCTCAAACAATGCAGTTTTGAATCAAGTATTAAATCAAACAACTCCTTTTTCAAAAGAACAACGAGCAGGAACAGGTAGGGGAACTAAATCTGTATTAGATAGTTTACCACAACAAACACAGCCAATACAACAAGTTCAAGAAAATACTCACATACCTTCTTATATGGATGCAGAACCGGATATTGACCAAACAGTTAGTATGGGAACATCTTTAGGAGCAGGAGGTCCAGAAGCATTAAGAGCTCAGATGGCACAGAAAATGGGATATCAATCAATGGGAACTCAATCAAATAAAACAGGTTTGGGAGTTCAGACTGGTTTACCTGGTTTAGATAGAATATTAAATAGAGATAACTCTGAACTTGTTAAAAAGTTTAAGAGATAATATAAGGAACAAATAGATGGCTTACATTCTTGATAAGAAAATAGTAAAAGATACAAAAGAGTTTTCGAACCACGCGTATGGAATTACTTTGCCTGTCATGAAAGGTAATGGTGGTTATTTTAATCAAGCATTTTCATCATTTGAACAAGCAAAAAGTAATTTGAAAAATTTACTACTAACAAATAAAGGTGAAAGAATTCTCCAACCAGAATTTGGAACAGGCCTTCAAGGATTATTATTTGATCAAATGACAGATGATTTAGAAGAAAAACTTGAATCGGTAATAACAAATAGTGTTAATTTTTGGTTACCTTATATTGATATAGAAGAAATTGTAGTGGATATGACGGATGAGATGAAAGATAAAAATACAGCAGGAATAAAATTATTATTTTCAGTTGGTGGACAATTTGAATCTCAAGAATTAACATTTACGGTAGAGGGATAAAAACATGGCATTAAATAGTTCAACAAAAAAATCGAATCAAGGTAGGGATATAAAATACCTTAATAAAGATTTCTCTAGTTTTAGAGAAAATCTAATAGATTACGCAAAAACATATTTCCCACAAACTTATTCTGATTTTAACGAATCTTCTCCTGGAATGATGTTCATCGAAATGGCATCGTATCTTGGAGATGTTCTATCATACTATACAGATGATACATTAAAAGAATCTTTAATGTTATATTCTGAGGATAAACAGAATGTAGTTGCTTTGGCTGAATATTTAGGATATAAACCAAAAGTAACTTCCCCTTCGATTGTAAGATTGGCAGTATATCAAACAGTACCATCAACTGGAACTGGAGATAGTGTTAAGCCTGATTTAGATTATTGTGTAAGAATTAAAGAAGGCATGGTTGTTAAATCAGCTACAACATCAACTTCTTTTAGAACAAGTGAATTATTAGATTTTGCAGTTGAAGATGAGAGAGAAATTTCTATATATGAAAGTAATGCTGGTGTACCTACAACGTATTTATTAAAAAAATATGTAAATGCAATGTCTGCTCAACTTAGAACAATTGAATTTGATTTTGGTTCATCACCTGAACAATTTTCTAAAGTACAATTGGGAGATGATAATGTAATTGACATATATGATGTTAGAGATTCAAATGGAAACAAGTGGTATCAAGTTCCTTACTTAGCACAAGAGATGGTTTATGTTGATTACGCAAATTCAGAACAAACTGATAAGGATTTATCTCAATTTAAAGAATCTGTACCAAATGTTTTAAAAGTTATTAAAACATCAAGAAGATTTACAACTAAAGTAAATGAAGATAATACAACATCATTAGTATTTGGTGGGGGTAATTCAACAACAAGTGATGAGCTATTAATACCTAATTTTAAAAATGTAGGATTGGGATTAAATTCTTCTATTGATAAAATGGGAGCTTCATTTGACCCTTCAAACTTTTTAAAAACCAAATCATATGGACAGGCCCCTACTGGTAACTTTACAATATCTTATTTAACTGGTGGTGGTGTTGAATCAAATGTAGGTGTTGGTGAATTAACTAATATTGAAACAATAGAATTTGATGAAGATAACACATCATTTGATAATGCTGGATTAGCTCTTTATAGAGTATCTAAAAATTCTGTTGCTTGTGATAATGAAGAAACTGGAACTGGTGGTAAAGGACCAGATACGATTGAAGAAATTAGAGAAAATGCACTAGCAAACTTTGGTGCACAAAATAGAGCAGTAACAAGAAAAGATTATCAAGTAAGAGCATTATCACTACCAGCAAAATTTGGTGGTATCGCTAAAGCTTATTGTTCACCAGATGGTGAGTTAGATAATAATTCTCCAGCTTCTATATTAAGTAACCAATCTTCACTTGATGAGTTTGTAGGATTAGTAGAATCATTAAAGGGTTCTGATAAATCAGAACAAGAAACAAAAGATGAAGTAACTACGTTTTTAGGTGGAAAGAAAAGTAATGTAAATGAAAAAAACAATCCATTTGCAATTAACTTATATATACTTGGATATGATTCAAACAAAAATATATCAACACTTAATCAAGCAGTTAAAGAAAATTTAAAAACATACATTAGTGAATATAGAATGTTAACTGATGGTGTTAATTTAATAGATGGGTATGTTATAAACATCGGAGTGAACTTTGAAATACGAGTTTATGGTGGATACAACAAACGAGAAGTATTAGTTAAAGTACAACAAGAATTGGCAAATTACTTTGATATAGATAATTGGACTTTTAATATGGCAATTAATATATCCGAAGTAGAGTTATTAATCGCAGGTGTTGAGGGGGTTCAATCAGTACCAAAATGTGAAATCACTAACAATTGTTTAGGAAATTATTCACCTCATTCATATAACATAGAAGATGCAACTAAAGGTAAAATGGTTTATCCATCTTTAGACCCATCGATATTTGAAGTGAAGTTTCCAAACAAAGATATAAAAGGGAGGGTTATATAATGTATTATTTCGTAACAGCATCAAAAGATTCAACAATTTATTTACAACAACCATCTCAAAATACTGGTAGAGATGAGATATTGGAAATAACTAAAACGTATTATGGTAATTTAAAGGATGTTTCTCGTTCTTTAATTCAATTTAATACAAATGAAATATCTGCTTCAAATGCAAGTGGAGATATTTCTGTACATTCTGCTGAGTTAGTACTTAGGGAATGTGATTCAATTGAATCTCCAACAGATTATACACTATATGCTTATCCAGTTTCTCAATCATGGGATGTTGGTATCGGTACTCGATTTGATGTGATATCAATTGAGGGATGTAGTTGGAATAAAAGAACAACTTTATCAAATTGGTTAATCGGTTCATCATCATTAGAAAGTTCAGGTTCATTTAATGGTAAAGGAGGAATGTGGTTAACTGGTTCATCGGCATCACAGACATTTTCTTATTCATCAAGTGATATATCAATGAATGTATTAGAACCTATTCAAAAATGGGTATCTGGTTCAATTCCTAATAATGGATTTATATTGAAACATGATTCTGAGAAAGAGAATGATACTACTGATTATGGACAATTAAAGTTTTTCAGTAAAGAAACAAATACAATTTACCAACCCAAAATAAGAATTGGTTGGGATGATTCAACTTATACAACAGGTTCTCTTACAGAACTTACATCGGATGATATTCATGTAACGTTTAAAAGATTAAAAACTTCGTATAAGAGGGGAAGTAAACCTACAATTAGAGTTTTCGCAAGAGAAAAATATCCTCTTAAAACTTACACCAACACATATTCTTATAATGATGTTAAATATTTACCTACAACTACATACTATCAAATTAAAGATGTAGTAACTGGTGAAGTGGTAGTTCCATTCCATGATGACTATACTAAAATTAGTTGCGATGCAAACGGACACTTTTTTAAATTAAATTTAACAAATTGGGAAATCAATAGAGATTACTATATTGAAACAAAAATAAATAGAAATGGTGTAGTTGAATACTTTGAAGACAAGGATTTAACATTCACCGTAGAATTATAAGATGGCAGCTAAACCTGAAGATTACAGATTGAACGAACTTTTAACAAAAGGTTCTAAAGCAATAAAACGAGATGAAAAATCTGGTAATATTCTTGTGCGTAAAAAAGATGGGAAACAAGTAGCTCCATTTAGTAAGATAAAAAAAGTAGTTCCATTTGGTTCAAAACCAATTAAAGGAAAACAAATTTCACCGAGATATAAATCTGATTGGGTAGATACTGATGAATTTGATGAAGTTGAAATTGAAGGACAAACTACATTTAGTGGTGAAACCTCAGGATACTTAGAAAAACCTAAGTATAATGAAGATGAACTTGTTAAGGCTATTGATGTAAAAGTTGATGAGTTAATAAAAAAACCAAAAAAAGAAAGGCCTGATTACGTTCTTAAAAAAATCTATAATAAACTTTTAGGTGACTTTGATGAAAAAGTAACGGAATTAGAGGATTTAAGAAGACAATTAAATGAAGAGATATCTATAAACGAAGAAAAAACAGCTCAAATACAAAGCCTTGAGGTATCATTAGATTCGGCTGAACTACAAAAAGCAGCTGCAGAGAATGAAACACAAGTATCAAACGAAAGATATTCGGATTTATTAGATAACTTCCAACAGTCTATTATTAAAGGTACTAAGGAAGG